CAAGTCTATTTCTGTGGCAGAATCAGGATAATCCGTTCCATTCAATTTCAACCAAAAAGTTGCTTTCTCAACAGAGTTCGCTAAATTAGTGATCTGTATAGAAAAAGTTAGACTGTAAACGCCAGCATACGCAAAGGTGACTTCATCACCATTTGCGATACTGACACCATTTCCACCAGCAGTTGCACCAATCGCAACAACTTGAGCAGTTGACGTTGACGCTAGGGGCTGGTCGGTCATGTCATAGAAAGACCCCCAGTAGCCAAGTGCGCCACCTGCTCCCGTGTTGCCCGTAAGTCCTTGAATGCCCTGTGGTCCTGTAGGACCGACATTTCCTGTGTTGCCCGTGGCTCCCGTAGCGCCAACTAGCCCCTGTGGGCCTGTTGGCCCCATTGCTCCTGTAGCCCCTACTGAGCCTGTGGCTCCAACCAAACCTTGAGGTCCAGTCGGACCCATAGCGCCCGTCGCACCAATACTGCCAGTTGCTCCCACAGCCCCTTGAAAGCCTGTAGGACCGATTGCACCCGTAATACCCTGCAAACCCTGAGGGCCTGTCGCTCCAACGGCTCCTGTGGCCCCTACGGGGCCTGTGGGGCCGACTGCCCCAAGATCGCCATTGCGAGTAAAAACCATATAGTGAACAGCATTGTTAAAATGAATACCGCCAGAGTTCACCCAAGTGACAGGGATTGTGTAGTAGCCCGTATTTGCCGTAACTGTTCCGTTCACATAATAAGTACGAAACCCTTGGCTACTTACAAGTTGAATATAGCCTTTGATGGTAGAAGTTGAGTCATCGAATACGTTGTACCAGTTGGTTTGTGAAAGCCCAAGTAGGTCAAGATTACTGATATAGATTTGGGTTACAGCCGAAGAAGTCCCACTATTGAGGCGAAAATATCCAGACCCAGGATCAGCGTTAGTTGTAGTAGTGCTGTATTTGTAACTGACATTTCCTGATGGACCAGCAGGGCCTGTGGGGCCGTCTGGTCCTACGTTCCCCGTAACGCCCGTTGGGCCTGTTGGTCCTGCGGGGCCCGCTGGACCGACACCAACCGTATCTGACCATTCCTCAATAGACGTGAAGATTCGACGCAGAATCGGAGGATCCGCGGGCTGTACAGCAGGGATCGGGTTCGACCACTTTGTCATTACCAGCCAACAGCCGTGTAATACAGGATTGCCGCACCGACATAGCGGGCATTAGAAAACCCACCCGTAAACGGATTAGAAACAATGTTTTCAGTATAAATGCGCGCCGTAAAAGCCGCAGCCGATTTTGAAGTAATTGAAACAAAACACGGTCCTGCACCATTGTCGGCAGTAACAGTCACAGACTGGCAACCATTAGGGAAGGCTGTGACAAAATTAAAAGTTGCTTCACCGCCAGAGTTGGTCGAAGGCGTATAAACGGCATCAGCCTTAATGATCGGATTCGTTGCAAGACTTGACACCGTTGGTCGGGCAACAAAACCAGCATCCTGCGCTGTCTTGTTGTTCGTGACCGTAGTAGTCAGATTCGTGACAGAGGTAGTAACCGCCGTGTTTAAATTGTCAACGTACTGCTTTCTAGTAAACTGATTAGCCGATGTCGGGTCAGTTCCAGGACCAGACGGAATAGCCGTAAACGCCTTGGACGCGTCACGAACAATAACCTCACCATTAGTGTAATTAACTAGATCATTAAAGTTTTGGTTGACCTCCGCAGACTCAATATCTGTGGCAGGAGCAAAAATGTATGTTTTACTTACTGTACTCATCGAACCCTCCGAGGGACATATTTAAAAATTAAAGCATCGACACCCCAAAAAACGGGGGCCTGCGCTTCACCTGGCTCAGCGAGAGTCAACACTTGACCACCCACTTTTAAAGAAACTGATCGGGCAATACCTAAAGTTGAACCACGATCTACATATGCATAAGTTCCTGACCTCGCCCATTTTGTTGCCCCTGGGTTTATTGATGGGCTAACCCAATCAGAATCAGGATCATCCCAGATGGCATCGTTTGCACCCGAAACACTTGGTACAGCATTAAACTTGAAGTTCTTTACCGTAACTGTCGGATCATAATCTGAATAAGAGATAACAGGTAACTCATAGCCTTGATCGACTTGCATCAAAACTTCTGTACGTCGCCAACGCTTTTTAATTGCTGGTTCGTTCAAATCAACCCAGCGAGTTCGATAGTAAGCATCAATTGTTTCAATGCCAAGAACAGGACCAAAATTATCAAAATATTGGTCATTTACATCTAGTTTAAAAACTCGATTTGTATTATGTATATACGCTAAATATTCGTTGGTTCTAGCGCCCGTAGCATACGGTCCAAGTTTTAAAGAATATTTGGTCCATGATCCACCCGATTTTAAAGACGGATCTAAAACAAAAGTTGCACCTCTTGGTGCAGTAGGTTCATCTGTCCATGGAACAGAAACCCACAAACGATTGTTAATCCAAGCAATTTGCACATTATCAACCAACGCTTTAGGTATGTCTCCGTCACGCAAAGCAGGTTCAATTTGAGTAAAAAACTGTCTAATTGAACCCCTTTCGTAAGCGTTAATTCCATTGGCATGGTCAAAGAAAAACAATCCAGCAGGAGTATCAACTGCGGCAGCACGAGAAACAGCACCGACAGTATTAGAAATGTTTGTGACAGTAAACGAAGGCCCGTCGTATCCGTAAACCACATAAACGGAGTTGCGTTTAAAAACAATTAGTTGATCCCCATGAGGGACTATTGCCGTAATTTCGTCTGAGTCTTTGCCGTCATCAATGTCAATGTAATCGTCAACATCCCAATTTTCGCCAGAATCATTAAACGTATTAGCCCAAGAAAAACGGATACGGTTGGGATAATTAGTACCCGATTCCCAAGTGTTAGCAACCCACATGTAACCCGAATGAACCGCTATGTGCTCGGCACGAGGAACATTTCCACTCGTAGGAATAGGCGGTGAGGTAGTGTTATTAAAAGCAACACCCATAGTAGTTGGAGTTAAACCTGCGGAGCGCACCACATCAGCGTTACCGCGAACCCAATAAGAATAATTATTGAATGTTACGGCTTGAACAGTTTGTGTAGCAGAACCAAGATTAGATCCAACGGCAGTCCAAGTGGTGCCCGTACCTTGATAAATGATGGCACCAATTTGGACCATTGTGTAAACGGTTCCCAAATAGTTGTACAGCCAAATAGTGTTTGGAGCCGTACCACCCAAAGACGTTGTTGAAAACGGGGTTACACCCCGTCGAACCTGAAAACCACCACGACGATCAAAATCAACATTCTGTGCATCAGGTGACTCGTTTTCAGCCAACTTAAACGCATCGGTAGTCAAATTAATGCCACCAGTAAAGTCTCGTATAGAATAAAGTTGTGACCCTCTTGAATTAGTACGCATAACAATCAGTCAAACGGGTAATGGAGTCGGCTGGGAGTGCGGACGCGAGGCCCACCACCAAACACAAGCGGATAAGCACCAGGAGCATCTCCGTACTGTTTCTTCAACAAATCCATTTCACCATTAAATGCCGCAATGAACTGTTGCGCCAGTTCAGCATCTTCCTGCTGCAAATACGCCATAGCCACAAGATATAGACGAATAGCGTCATGGAAATCATCAGGGAAATCTGGTGTGGCCCCAGCACCGCCAGCAACCCAATCGGTAACTTTACGGTAACCCCGCAAATTTAATACGTCAGCAAAAGTGGGAGTAGGGTACAGACGCAAAGTGTCAGACCACACATTAAAGAAAGTTACAAACCCTGTGTTAGTTTGATACGGAAGGTACGCAGCCTCCGCTTCATCCCGCCCCATATAAATTAGACGACGGTCATCACGAACAACAGAAACAACTTCATCTGCCGCTGGTGACAGCGCAGACAAAGCATAATCACGAGTATCAGCAACAGTTGTTAACGTCCATGACGTTTCAAGAAACGGCCAACGCTTACGCGTTCTAGCAATCTTAGTGGAAGCATCACGAGCCCAAACATCAATTAGTTCATTGGGGAGTTCAGACTGGTCAAGATCCAAATGTTGACGTACATAAGTACGCAATTGTTCTAGCGTATATGCCATTACAGTTCACCCCGAGAACGTAGATGTCCTACACACCAATCAGTTCCCCGTGCGGGACGAGCCTTGCACGGTTCACCGACCTTAGTTATGCCAGAACATCCAACATGTTTTTCAACAACAGTTTCAATAGTCAAATTAAAGCCAGAACCAATTGCAGGAACAACGGAGTTTTGGAACTGGATTCGTGAAGAATCGGTAGTTCCCCCCATTGCTGGTACAGCATTTGCTCCATAACTAATTGCTAACTGACTCAAAGAAACTCCTTAAAATGGAAACAGGGCGGGGGCCGAAACCCCCGCCCCGTCACTAGTGCTTGATAAAAGTTTTTATCAGGCGGTCTTAGCGGTAAGGACACCTTGACGAGCACGGTTGCTGATCGTCAATTCGCCGTAGCACAGGATCTGTGCGTAACGAGCATCACGGTTGTTCGGACGAACAAACGGGGTTGGCTTGAACCAAGTATCCGAGTGACCAACAAGACGGATGTACTTGGTGTTCAGGAAGTACATGTCGCCAGCGGTGACGTAGTTGTCATAAACGATTGGCGCACCCTTGAACAGAAGGTTCTGGAATCCACCATCAGCAGTCTTGGAGTCCATGAAACGCTCCTGTGGCTGAAGAAGATCCTCATACTTCTCAAAGAGGGTACGAGTCGTAAGAATCACGTTCGGCTGATCGTTGCCAGTCGAAACCGTGTTGTACGCAGTACGCATCTGGGCGAGCGTAAGCGCACCAGCGGTCGTGTTCTTGTGACCAGGAGCCCACCAAGTGTCAGTAGCCTGATTGATGCCACCAATGCTCGTTGAGGACGAATCCTTTACGAGTGCAGCGAGGCCAAGCCAATCCTTACCCGAGTTGCCAGTAGCATTTGAGGTAAGACCAGAAGTGATGAACATTTCATCAAACTTCTCGGTAATGGTTTCTTCCGCTTGGAAGGTCTTGGCTTCAAGAAGATCAATGATCTGTTCTTCCGAGTTGTTCTGGGCTTCTTCGATACCAGAAATGGTGATCGACGCAGCATACTGCTTCCAGTTGTACTCAGCAGCGGTAAGACCAGTCTGCGGAGTAACGTCAATCTCCTCGTATGCGGAGTATGACTTGGCAGTACCGTTCTGTCCGTAAAGGAGAGGAAGGACAATCTTAGAACCGCCACCAATGGTGCGGATCTGTCCAGCCTGCTTCAGGAAGTAAACAAACGGACGTGCTGAAAACACGTTGTCAACCAACTTGGGCATATGATTTGCCAAGGTGGTTGTAAGTAGGGTATCATAATTAGCATTAGGCATTACGGGGTTCTCCTAGAATAAGGGTGTTACACACCCAACGATTTCTTAGCGGCCAGATAAGCCTCTCGTAGAGAACCATACTTTTCGGGTTCAGCGGGCGAGGTAGCACCTGCACGACTTGAACCATTATGAACAGAATTTGCGGCTTCACGTTTAGCGTCAAGTCGCTGTTCTTCTTCACGCTGCTTAGCAGTTACCTGCTGAAGTTGCTCTGTTAAAGAACTAAAGTTCATGTCCGCATAAGCGGCTCGAAGATTCTGAAACCCACCCTTGATTGCATGTGCAAACAAAACTGAATTATCAAAATCACCAAACTGTTCATGCAAAGCGGTGATTTCCCTATCAATGGCTATCTGGTTTGCGGCTGACTCCTGAGCGGCAATCTTCTGCTCCAACACAACAATACGAGCCTCATCAGGGTCAAGTCCTTCAAAAGGATTTTCCTGATACCCATTGTGAATTCCGAAAGCATCTTGCAATGCTGCCAAAGTTCCTTCTGGATCGTTTTGTAACGCTGTGGTGATCGCTTCTGCTTCCGCTAGGCGAGTCCGCATTTCGGATAGTTCTTGTGTCTTGCGGGTA